CTTTTGTTTCCACCGCGACATCAACAAGCACTTCTGGCACGATTGGGTTCACCGTTAAGCATATAAACAACACCAGCGGTAGTGCCACAGTCGATGGTGTTGTCGCAGCCCTCGTGATGGAGGCTTGAGATGAAGTTTACCATCTACAATGCCGATGGATCGTGGTCAGGAACATTTACGACTACCGGCGATCTTGATCCGGCCATGGTCCCCGACGGTGGGCATTGGATTGAAGGATCGCATGATCGTTTCAGTCGCTGGGAAAACGATCAAGTCGTCGTGTTCACGCAGTCCGAGATCGATGCGACAGAAATTGAAGAGGCGTGGCCTGAGTTGCGCCGCGAACGCAACCGCCGCCTCTCCGTTAGCGATTGGACCCAAGTGCTTGACGCCCCTGTAGATCATGCTGCATGGGCTGTCTATCGTCAGGCACTACGCGATCTTCCGGCCAATACTGTCGATCCCCGTAATCCACAATGGCCCAGTCCTCCTCAGTAGGTGATTTCATGGCAAGCAGACTAGCAAAGAACACCATTCTAGCAGCAGTTCTGGTTTCCGTTGTAGGGGGCTTTGAGGGTCTGCGAACCGTGGCTTACCTTGACCCTGTTGGCATCCCTACGGTGTGTTTTGGGGAGACAAAAGGCGTAAAACTCGGAGACAGATACACCAAAGCCGAGTGCAAGGAGATGCTCAAGGAGAGCCTGATCGAGCATGAGAAGGGCATGAGGCAATGTTTGCGTAGGCCAGACGATCTTCCTGACCTGACCTATGGAGCCTTCCTGTCCTTCACCTATAATGTTGGAGTAGGGGCTTTCTGTAGGTCTACTATGGCTCGTAAAGTCAATGCAAATGATCTTGTAGGGGCTTGTAATGAACTCCCCAAATGGACTAAGGCTAAAGGGATTACCCTCCCCGGCCTAGTGACAAGAAGGGAAGAAGAGAAAGCGATGTGTCTCTCAGGTTTGGGTAGGAGAGTCTGATGTGGATACTGAAACTTGTTGGATTGAAACCAATGCTTATTGTGGCAGGTGTTTTGGCTGTTATCTCGATTTCCTTTGCAATGATCCAGTATGGAAAAAGTATAGCCAGAAAAGATTTGACGATACAGCAACAACAGCAATACATAGATACAACAAAGAGGATCGACAATGCGGTTCGCAGGATTCCCACTGGCAATATCTCTAATGCTGATCGTGAGTTCTTGCGGCAGCGTCAATTCGAACAGACTAAATAGCGGCGTCTGTGATGGCCTAGAGCCACTAATGAACGATCATGTAGATGCCTTGATTGCAGATGGTGGGCCTCGTTCTCTCTCGACAGGAAGACGGCTTGTAGTAGGATATGATGCAGGTTGTGAGGAAGAATAATGGACTACTTAGATTATATTGTCTCTGGTATCATAGCAACGGTGTTTAGCGCGATGGCATGGCTTGTGAGGACAGTGTTGACTAATCAAAAGCAACTTCAACTCTTGGAGCGGGAGATCAAAGCCCGAGAAGAGAGGCGAGACGAAGATCGACAAGCTATGCAAGAGATACGAAACGACATCAAGGAAATCAAACGAGACATTCTTGATCTTTATAAGAACGACAAATAAAATAACCCCCCTCAGGTGTGAAAGCCTGAAGGGGGTTTACTTTTTACTTGTCGTTGCCTTCGGTTTCAATCTCTAGGATCAGACGTTCGAGATACCATTGGGCTTTCTTGAGGTCTTCAAGGGGCTTGTTCTTGTAACGCCATCGGTGCAGATATTTCTTGCAGTTTCCCTCTAGATAGCCTTTGTAGGCAGTAAAGGACATGTTGTCTTTCAGATAGTCAATACATTCAATGCCACCTGTGTTGTAATGGGGTGGGCTATTGATTTGATCGCTCACAGACCTTCTCCTTCAAAGGCGATGATCCACTGTTTACAGATTTCACTGCGGACGATATCCTCTACAGTGAACTCGATTACAGGGATGTTCATGTGATATTTCTTGGCTAGGTGGATGATCTTGGATAGACCAGACTGCTGATTGATGTCTGACTGCTTGATGTCCCCGTTGATGACGACCTTGGAGCCTTCACCAATCCTAGTCAGGAACATCTTGATCTCAGGTATCGTGGTATTCTGTGCCTCATCCAAGATGATGAAACAATCCTTGAAGGATCGTCCCCTCATGGTAGATAGTGGTGCCATCTCGATATTTCCATTCTTGATGGCAGTATCCACTACACCTTTTCCTAGTTGTTGCACTAATACCTCAAGGACAGGAGCAGCCCAAGGTGTGAACTTCTCATTCAGGTCTCCGGGTAGATAGCCAAGGTCTTTCCCTACAGAGACGTTGGGTCTTGTCAGGATGATCTTGTCGATCTGTTTGGTGGCATACATGTTGGCAGCGATTGTAGCCGCGATGTAGGTCTTACCTGTTCCAGAGTATCCACACACGATCACTTGGTCATAGGCCCGTATAGCGTCAATATAGAGCCTCTGGTGATCGTTGAGAGGGACGAGGGAGACGACACTCGCCGCCCCCTCAATCTCTGCCCCCTTATACTTGGTCTGTCGTTTGGTCCTCTTGGGCTTCTCTTCAATCATCGTCCTTGACCACGATACAGTTTCTTTCTGTTGTGTTTGTTGCTGGAGGAGCGTTTGTGACTGGCCTTGAAGGTGGCCTGAGAAGTCCTCTTGTGCTTAGGAGAGGGCCTCCAAGTCATAGTGCCGATTGCTTTACTCATGTCAGGTCCACGATCTCACAGCTACCACCAACGCAAGCAAAGGTGCTAGTCCCTTTGGATGTGTCTTCTTTCTCATAGTCAGAGAGTTTACTCCAGTCGATCTTCTCAGGCATTACAGCCAAGAGGGTTTCATAGTCAGTCTTGCTGCACTCCTGATAAGGTGCTTGACGATAGGTGTGATCCGAATGAGGAAGGAACGACACACCAGACACCTCATCAAAGTGTTCATAGACCCAAGCACCAACACTTACCCACTCATGGTCCCTCACAGTGACAGTGATAGAAGGCTTGTGCTCACACCAATAGCGTTGATAGACTAGCCACATTTGAAGTTGTTCAATGGCAGTCATGTCGTTACGAGTGATGGCACCTTCGGGAGACTTCTGAGGAAACGAGAAGACAGTAGTGCTATCAGGCTTCATCACATCAGGTTCATTAGGGATGCCCTGATCCCGCATGAATTGCGTCAGCGGGTCTTTGTTGTCACCACGGACAGTGCGAATATAATACTGGCTGTGGCGAGCGTGAATACCAGAAGCAGAATCGACAAGCTGGGAGACAGTGCCAGAAGGTTTGACACAAGTGATAGCAGCAGAAGCAGGGATGCCAAGGCGTTCAGCCCACTCAGCATTAGTAGCGATAGCGACATTTTTCAACCTCGTTAGAATGTCCGCAAGGGACACTCGGTTATCGGTAAGACCACGAACACCATTCAGGATTTCGTTATCCATGATGCCAGTGAGTGAGACACCAAGCAGCCGCTCTTCCTCAGTATTCTTCTGCCAAATCTTACGCAGATAGGGGAAATGAGTTAGAGTGGACTGGATCGTGCCAAGAATAGTCGCCAAACGAACTTTGCGTTCTAGGCTTTCAAGATCGTCTGTTGCTCGGACAACCACTTCGGTAAGATTACAGAATTGATAGGGTCGGAGGATGATTTCGCTACAGGGGTTGGTCCCCCATTCATGGTTGGGATCACGACGCCCATTCTTTGCAGCTTGACGCTTGCTTGCAGGACGAGAGAAGATGCCACGCTCCCCACTCTTGCTTTCAACCAGAGACAGCCATTCACGCATGAAGGTCTCAGCGTCAGGTTTCTCTGTGTAGGCTACAGAGTTGTTAGCCAGAGCACGTTGACCATTCCCTTCCCACCAACTACCAGACTTGGCATGACGCATCCGATCATCCGAGAGGTTCGACAGAGAGATCATCGCAGAACGACGAACCCCACCAACGACTACAACCTCTCCGATCTTGCACATGATGTCATGGCACTCGATAGAGGAGAGTTTACGACCTTTGGCGTTTTTGAACTTCTCAATGACGAAACGGAAGAGTTCTTCGAGAGGACCGGGACCAGAGGCTCGACCGCCGAAGGTTTTCAGCTTTGCACCAGCAGGACGAACCTTGGACGTATCCCACTTGGGGATTTCCCCTGCATAGAGCATAGCGATCAGTTTACGAAGAGCCTTGGCCCAACCTTCCTTGCTGTCATGGACAACGATGACATCTTCGCTGACAAAGAGTTCGTCAGGAACATCAGGCAGCTTACTGACATACTGACGCTCCACAGAGAAGCCCACACCAGTGCCACACAGAAGGATGAACATGGCCTCATCAAAGGACTTGGGATCATCCACAGGCAGATAGGAGCAGTTATAACCAGCGGTGTTGTCACGCTCAAGGGCAGGGCCAGCAGTCATCATAGCCCGCATAGAAGGCATGACCTCAAGGTTGAGGATAGCTTCTTCGATCTGTTTGATGACAGAATTATCGCTGATTTTGTTAGCAACAACATTTGTTGTGAACCTGCTAACGGTTTCAGCCCAAGTCTCGCGGCGGCTTTCACTGTCGATCCAACGAGCATACCTCGATGTGTGGATGAACGCTTGATAGTCAGTAGGAAGGTAGTTATTCATCGGTCGTCACCGTTTCCTTTTAGTGCGTTTCGTTCTTGTCGGGACTTGAGTTTCTCGTAGTTCATCTGAGCGATCTCAGACAGGTCGTATCCAAGGTCTTCTGCGAGGTTAGCCAAATACCAGAGGACATCCCCGAGTTCCTTGGCAACAGCCAGATCATCCAGTTTGTTACCATCTCGCATAGACTTCTTGATCTTCTCGGCTACCTCTCCTGCTTCTCCACACAAACCGAGAGCAGGATAGACCAACTTATACTGTTTTGGGTATATAGCAGTCTTTCGTGCTTGTGCTTGATACACATCCATGTCGCCAATGAAGAGTTCAACAGCATCTTTAGTCATCATTGTCTCCCATCTCAGAGAGGCGTATGTAGCCACTGTCATCTAGGGCTACAAGAACGTCCACCTCAGTCATGTTAAAAAAGAGCAGGATGTTATCAAACCCATATTGCTCTATCAGGTTTTTGATGTCGTCTTCATCCATAGAACATAGTCTCTCCCATTGGCGCTCTTTGATCGAACAGATACCACGCCACATTGTCTTTCCCGGTCATCTTGCTTCCCTCGATCCATTTGACCCGACCCACCACCTGAATTTTGGACAGATAAGCCAAAAAAGGTTTTGCTTGTTTCGTGTATGCCCAGTCTGCATCAAACAACAACCAAGTCGGGGCGATCAGAGAGAATTTCCAGATCATCTGATGCAAGATGTCTCTAGACCAAGGTGGGTTAGTGATGATATAGGTAGCTTTTAGAAACTGGCCGGGAAAGGTAAGAGCATCTCCTTGCAGGATGTTGTCAGCCCTTGGCTCGATGTCCAGAGCCAATACGCACTCAGCCCTTGGCCTAGCTTGTTGGATATGGTGGATCAACCTGCCATCACCAGCACAAGGCTCTGCGAAAGTAAAAACCTCTGGTAGATGCCATACCAGAGGTTCTAGTGCTTTAGGTGGGGTAGGATAGTAATCCTTTTCTACTCTTTCAAAGCTAGATCGTTTTCCCATCTTCACCCACCGTATGTCCGTCTAAGGCTCTCAAGCGAGATAAACTGAGGCTCGTAGCATCCGTCTGAAATATCCCTCTTGATGACGACACCTTTCCACCAATCCTGATTCGATTGCCCCGCCCAACTCTCACTTCCCCCTTTGTAACAGCCCGCCACCAGTCCGATAATACTATTAGGGTGAGCAGTATCCTTGAAGTAGAGAGAACGCTTATGGCTGTGGCCGCAAGTAGAAGAATGGTTCCTGTTTTGTAGTAGTGTGTAAGCGTGATGAATACCACTGACAGGAGAGCCATAGTTACCAGCACCGAAATAGTGAGCATATGAAACGCCATCGTAGTCAGCAATGGCGGGGGCGGAATTGGCGTATTCGTGGTATTCGTCGAACCAATGGTCCGTTTGGAGATGGCTAAACGATATACCGTAACGAGCGCCTTCAACCCTCGGATCGTGCGCGATAGCCTTCTTGATGCGGTTCTCGTGATTACCCTCAAAACCGATACGATACGGGCGTTTCTTCTTCGAGACTTTGTAGCGTCCCCAGAGCCTGTCCATCGCTTCATTGTATACCTCGATGTCTTTCTGGTAGGACTGGGCTACAACAGCCTGAGGATAGCGGGTGTCGTAGGTATTGAGAGACCGCATGTCAGCACCATCTCCCAAGTCGATCACATAGTCAGGCTTGATGTCCTCGATCAGCATACCCAGCCAATCGAAACGCTCATTTCCCACTGACGGATCAGCATGGGCACAGGTGTAGACGATTGCTGTTTTACCTGTCAATGGACAGTCTCCTCAAGTTCATCATCTTCTAGAAGCAAGAAGGGCTTTGACCGATCCCGGAAATAGTTGACCACCTCTAGGGCTTCATCCAAAGTATCGAAGAGGATTTCCTCATCCATAAGTTGGTTTTCTTCACAGTCCCAAGTCTTGCAGATTAGAACGAAGGCTTCTCCATCTTCCTCGAAGTCCCAGTCGGGGATGTCTTCACACCAGATGGGTCCATACATCACATCATAGATCACGATCATGGTTGGTCTCCTTTAGAAGATTGATATAGTCGGTCATAGGCATGATTGCCAGAGCCTCTTCACGATCTGCTCGAATAAATAGCACTGGCTTGTGGTCTCCATGACTTTTAGTTTGTGCCATCCATCCGTAAATTGTCTTGAAGTTGGCCTTCCTTTTGCACTCGATCTGTATGCCACCCAACATCCGCCTAGCAGCAGGAGACAGTTGCAGGTCTTCACCTGATGACCCCATAGCTGTAGAACGAACATCGTCAGGCTCAAGGGCAGGAAAAGCCTCTAAGATAGCTTTACGGACTTCATACTGGAAGGTTCGGCCCTTGGCCTTGTTGGATGCAGGTGTCATGTGATCTCAAAGACCTCTGGTTCTTTCTCTACTTTGGTCAGATAGACAGGGCCAGAAGAATAGGCAAAGACCCTGACATTAGGCCAACAGATACGGTTGAAGGAGCAATAGGAGCAGTTGGTTCCCAGTTTCATGTTGCCTGACTTGCCCATCGGGACATCTTCAAATCCCTTCGGTGGGGGCTTATCAGCCTTGACGATTTTCTTCTTCCTTTCGACCTCTTCTTCTTTACGAGCCATTTCTTCGGTCAGGTCGTAGACCTCTAGGATGATATGCCCGAGGGTCTTGTCTGCAACAAGAAAGGCAGCTTCATTCTTGTTGGTTACAAGTGGGTCAGACTGAGAGGCCCAAAGATAGGAAGAGAGTTGTGAGAGGTATCCAAAAGGGTCGTTGTCACGGAGTTGTCCGTTCCGAAACTTGTCCATAGACTGCGTAGAGGCGGACTTGATGTCAACGAGCATTCCGTCGATAACGCAATCTCGATGCCCAACAACACCTGCGATTTCCAAGCGGTCTTGGCATCCCACAACGATATGTCCTGCGGCCTTGCTAAGTCCCAAGAGCAGAGACTCGATAACGTCGCCGTATATGAACTTGAATTTAGTGTGGGAAGCCAGTGGAGTGCCGTTATCTGGGATATTTGTTGAATAGTAGAGTTGTCTCTCACAAGGAGTTCCAAGTTGAGATAGGCGTAGTCTACCCCGCTCGCCTCCTCTAGCGGAAAGCAGTTGACGGTGCAGCGAGAATGAAATGTTTGATACAACCCATTGTGCAATATCATCAGTCCATCCCTCACCAGTTGCGATTGTGTTGTAGATGTCTCTGACGAGAGTATCTATCTGTTTCATACTGGGGAGCCTTCGTGCCAATACTCATAGGATTGTTCTAGGTTCTCTTTGGCTTCTCGTTTTTCTGCATAGTCTTGTAGGATTTTGAAGACATCATCTTCATCGATATCCAACAGAGCAAGCATCAGGACATATGTCATGCCCAACTGTATCAGTTTTTCTTTTCCGGCATCATCAACCTCAAAGTTCATTATGCCAGTTTCTTCATCGTAGTCATTGACCTTAACTACGCAGGGTTGTTCTGCCGCCATTTGACCCAAGCCTCCATCAGTTTAGGTGTGACCGTCGGTGCATCCAGTTTAGGTTGATACTCATACATCTCGATGACTTGTTGAATACCAGCGATATCGTTCATCCAAGCATCAAAGTCTTGCATGTCGATCTCACCCAAATCCTCTCCATCTTCCACAGCTTGAGAAGTCCCCTTGATGAAGGCTAGGATGTTCTCATAGTCCCATGTAAGACGGCGAGTGATTAGCTTATCCATGAAGTCTGAATACATGAAGTCATCCAGCAGCTTCATTATCTCAGGGTCTTTGTTCATTTCACTAGTGCCTCCCAACTCACAGGGAATATCTTCTTCATGTCGATACTGATGGCGTTAGCCACAAGCCTTGTCT